TGACCACCTTGACGGTGTCGAAGTGCTTGCCCAGGGCCTTTTCGATCGCGGCTTTGAGCTTTTCGCTATTGTCCGCCTCGTCGGCAAGCGCCATCGGGCCCTGATAGAGGTAGCTTTCTTCCTGCGCGCGATCCCACTGAAGGGTCGCCATATCGAGTACGCCGCGCGTGATAATGCGTCGGCCAAGTGTGCGTGTCATGGTGTTAAGTTCCTTACAATTTGAAGTTTTCAATGAGTGCGATGATGGAATCCTCGGATTCCTGGCTATGCGCCGTTCCCTCAGCCTCGCGCTGATTGAGTAGCTTCGTCAGGCCACCGTTCGCAATCGCGGTCGCCCGACTTCTCGAAATCCCTCCGGCCTCACGCAGGAAGGACTCAAACTGCTTGAGCGTCGGCAGCTCGCCGCGCGCAAAAATACTTTTCACATCGGTGATGACGGCCTCGACGTTGGCCGGAAAGGTCACCAGCGAAATTTCCCACAGATCGATTTCGGTGAGCCGGAACAGGTTCATTTTGCCGTCGAAGGTAATGCCGCCCTCCGGAATATCGTAGCCGATCGACATGGAGCGAATCACTCGCGCTTTCGCGAGCGCGTAGGCCGTCTTCGCCTGTGGCACATCGTCGATCAGGAGTTGCCCCTCGACATAGAGGCCGGTCTCGTCCTCCTCCATCTTTGAAAACGGCCCAATGGGCTGCGTCGACATGTGCTGCCAGAGAATCGGCGGCAGCGCATCGCGCTCGGCCCATGCACCGAGCGTCTTGGCGAAGGCGCCCTGCATAACGACATCGCGATAGGAATCCATGACGCCGAACGCCGAGCCGTAGCCGGCGAAGCTGCCGTCCTTTTCGATCGCTTTGATCTTCATCGGCAAGTTGCGGTGCTTTAAATTCATGTGACGAGCCTCAGTTTGGGCGGCGGTTTCTGCGCATCGGGCGGCGCCACGACGGTTTGCTGGCCGCCCATGGTTTCGATTTTGTCCAACGGGATGAGATTCGACTGCACCGTGAGCACATCCCCGCCCTCGGCCGGCGGCAGGTCCTCGCGCGCGCGGATTTCGTTCCGGGTCATGACGCCGTTCTGCGAGTAGGTGGAGTAGAGCGCGGCGCGGGCGGCAGAATCGGCGCCCAGGAGGTCATCGGTATCGATAGTCAGATACAGCTTGTTCTGATCCTTCGGGCGGATGAGTTGGATGGCGCAGCCCTGCTCCAATTGGCGAATAATCGGCCGCAAGGAGAGGCCGAGCCACCCCAACATCAAATTTTCGATGCCCGTACCCCAAGTGGTGACGCCGGCGGCCGCGTGACCGATCAAGACCGGCGGCACGTTATACCAGCGGCAGATATCCTCGACCGCGAACTGCCGGGACGCCAGGAGCTGCACGTCCTGCGGATTCATGGTGAGCGCTTCGAATTTCATGCCGCCCTCGAGCACCATCACACCGCCCGCGTGCTCGCCGCCCGTGGTGAACTTGCGCACCGAGCCACGAATTTCCTCGCGCTCGTCTTTTTTCAAATATCCCGCCGCCTGCACGAAGCCGCCGGCGCGCATGCCGTTTTTGAAGGTCTCCGCCGTCGCCTGGTCGCCCGCCATTGCGATGCCTAGGCTATTGCGGGCATACGCGATCGGGGATAAGCCCACCAGGCCATCGAGCGAGCGCCCCTTGAAGTGAAAAATATCGGTGGCGGCGTAATCCTGCATGCCTAAGATGGGCGCGTAATAGCGGTAGCGAATGAGACCGCCCTCATCCCGATACGGCGTCATCAGTTCGGGACGAAAAGGATCCAGCATGATCACGCGGCCGTCGTCGCCAAAGGTCTTCTTCGCGTAGCCGTTGCCCCAGAGCGACCGTGACGCCAGCATCATGGTCCAGAATTCGATCGACGACATTTGCGGATTGGGCTGAAATCCGAGCACCGTGTAGAGCGGATCATCGAGCGCCGGCGCGCCAAAGCCCGAACCGGGACGCTCGCGCCGATTCAGGATAAAGGGGAGCGAGGCGACGGTCTCCGAGATCAACCACACGCAGGCCCACGCCGCCGAGATGCTGAGCGCGCCTTTGGGCGTGATGTCCTTGCCAGTCTGCGACCTAACAATGTTGACCGGCGGCACGCCCTGCCCGTAGCCCGGGGTTGGGAAGTAGCCCGCGCCCGCGAACCCCATGGAGGAGTCATACAGGCCTTGAAAGAACGTCGCTGATTTACGCAGCAGATGGCGCGCGACCAGCCTTAAGCGAGTCGGCTTCACGCCATCACCGGCGATGCGAAGAACCCGGCCCGATCACCGCTGTCTTCCGCATCCATCGCGAAGCCGCCAAAGGCCATGAAGAGCGCGCAGGCGCCGTCGATCTTGTCGGGCGAGCGCGCCTTGTTGGGCTTGATGTTCATGTTGGAGTCAAAGGAGGGCACCACGTTCGCCATGTGCCAGGTGAGCACGGGATTCCCGCCATGTTTGAGCTTCCCGTTCAAATACGCCGCCTCGCAAAGCTTCATCGCCGGCGTATATGAGCGCGGTCCTTGGATGAATTGCATCAGCCCGTGCATATCCTCCGGTGTGGCAGCGTCCACGCCTTCGTTGATCAAGTCGTTGACCAACTGCGCAGAATTCCACGGATCATAGGCAATGATTTTGGGCTGAAAACGCCGAATATCCGTCAGCATGTCGGCCGCGATGGCGTTGTAATCATTCGTAGCTCCGCTGCATTGCGTGACCAAGCCGGACTGAATCCAGCCGGCATAGTTGACCGATTTCCTCTCGGTTCGCTGCGCTACGGCTTCAGCAGGGACCCAAAAGCGGCCCCAAGTGTAGAAGGTTTCTTCGACCTTCCACAACAAACGCCACGCCGCCATGTCGGTATTCGCGGCGCCATCGAAGCCCGCGGTGCACGGATGCCCCACCATCTCCTCGAGCGTGAAGCCGCCCGAACAGCGTCGCCACTTAGTGAGATTGGTCCAACTCGCCGCCGCGGAGGCGCGCCGGTTCAAGCGTTTGATGCGAAATTCCGATAGCGATCCCGGCATTTGCTGAGCGGCGACTGCGGCCTTACGAATCTCCTGCAGGATGTAGGGATTGACCGTCATCAGAGGATTCGCCTTGATCCAAGTCGACTCATCGAAATCGTCATCGTCCTCATCGACCGCGTAGTACAGCGCTAAGAAGTGATCGGCCTCAACCACGCCATTCAAAATGTTGTGCGCGAAGCCGCGAAGTTCCGCCCAGGGCCCGGGCGATTCATAGCCTTCGGTGGTGGTGTAGAGCTTCAACGGTGAGGCGCGGGCGCCGCCGGCGCTGTTCAACACCTCGAGCAAATCGCGGGTTTTATGCGCGTGGATCTCATCCAACGAGGTGTGTGAGGGATTTAATCCGTCCTGGGTCGAGGCCTTGGAGTTGATGGGTTTGAAGATCCCGCCGATTTCGTAGCGGTTGATCTGGCTCACCATCGCCTCCAAATCGAATTCGGCCTGCATGTCGGGTTCCTTCTCGACCATGCGCTTAGCGACGTTGAAGACGATGCGCGCCTGGCTGCCGGTGGTCGCCGCGCTAATGACCTGGGCGCCGTTTTCGTTCTCGAAGCAAAAGCAGTAGAGCAGGATCCCAGCCGCAATGGTCGACTTGGCATTCTTGCGCGCCGTCGCCAATAGCGCCTCGGTGTAGCGCCGCGTGCCGTTGCCAAGGGTGCGAAAGCCGAAGAGCTGCACGATGAAAAACACATGCGCCGGGTGCAGCTTGATCGTTTCCGTGGCCCAGGTGCCCTCGACGTGCGGCAGGCATTCCATGAACGCGCAGGCGCGATTCGCCTGATCGGCGGAGAACACAAAGGGCGGTTTTTTCCGCTGCGAGCGCTTGAGATCGGCGATGAAGCGGCGCGCGGCTTTGCGTACCCAAGTGCAAAAGGCGTGATGTTTCCTGTCCTCGAGCGCCTCTTCCGCGTAGGCGATCGCCACCGACACGTAATCGGCCGGGTCAATCCTCGATGTTGAATTGCCGGAGCTTGCCGAACGGGCTTTTGGTCTTCTTCCTGCCGATGACTTTGACACGGGACCTTGAGGAGGGGGAAAACCCTAAATCACTCGCCGCTTTTATCATAACGGCGGCCTGACTGTTTTTAATCGTGAGGTAGGGATTTTGGCCATGCCACTTACCGAGCTTGACCATGATGCCTTGCGTTGCGACCTTGTGCGCCGCGTCTTCGTGGAAGGATTTGGCGATCACATAGATCTCGAGGATGCCGGAATCCAACTTCTTCAGCATGCCGGGCGGCGAATTCGCGATGCATTCGCGCCAAATCGACTGCTGGCGGGCCGATAAATGCGAGGGAGCGTCAAATAAATCGCCATCCGGCACGGGCTCATGCTGATTTTTGAGCGCTTCCGGCGGCGTGCCGTCGACGACTTTGAGATAGGAAGGCTTGGGTTTTCGGCCGCTCGGCATAGGTAAAGCGGAATATACCCGCTATTTCGGCGCGGCGGCTGCGGTTTCCGTCACGGTCGGCGCGGGCTCGAGTGCCGCGAGCAACGCATCCGCATCCGCGATCGCGCTCCCGATCATCGCGGCTCGCTTCGTGGAGTGACCTTCGTGGCGGATCGAGGCGGCGAGGAACTTCGCGGCGAGATCCCGTCGCAGCTCGCGCGCGGAATGCTCGAAGAGCGATTTATTCAGCGGCTCGAAGCTATAACCCGGACTCAGGATGTAGCCCGGCGTCGGCGGATAGGTTGACGGCTCAGGAAGCGATGAGCGTGCTCGAAACCGATTCGGATTCGGCCACCGGGGCCACTCAAACAGGCTGCCGAAGAAGCCTTTGGGCTGTGGATTTTTTTCACGCATGCGGATAGTCGTCCGTGCGTTTTGGCTCCAGCGCTGCATTCGCCGCATCGATGATGTCGCAGGCCCATTCGAGGGTCTGACGCATCTGACCGGTCCAATGGGGATGCGTGGGATCGCCCGTGGCGAGCGCGCGGGCGGCTGTCGTGTCGAACTGCTTTGTGACTTTCCTGCGGACTGGCGGATTTTTTTCACGCATGGGGTCGGCCTTTTGGCGGCCGCGCTTTTAACCTTCTAAACACGCGTTCGCTCGTCGATTTGACATCATGTTTACTACCCCCTACCGGCCGGCCCATGGGGCCGATCCATGCAGCGCTGGCGCAGCCATGGGGCCGATGGGCGGCGCTCATCTCGTCCTTGGATTAAACCACGCACGGGCGACAGCGATCTGCCGCTCGAGGGTGGATTGCCTGGTGGCATCGGCACGCAAGCGCTCGATGCTTTGCTTTAATGTGCAGGACAGGGCAACCACACGTGCGGGCTTGAGCTTCTCTTGCCACCACCAGTGATCGTGCCCAGTCGCTGTGGTGACGAACCACATAACCTGATGTGGCTTCATCGGCTGAGCCAACAGCCGATTGCGCTCATGAGTTGCTGTGAGTAGTTGCTGTTGCGTGCGCTCATAGGGATTGATCTTGAATAGCGATTCGACAATGGCATCGACATCGATGATCACATCGGTGGACGATGCATGGGCGCGCACATAGGTGGTCTTGCCGCATGCGGGTGGACCACTGATGAGGGTTACTTGACCCGTAGGCGCGCGCAACCGGGTTGGATAGAACACCTCTGTGAAGCTGCCTGCGTTCTGTTGTCGTCGAGTCTTGCGGCTATGACAGGACGCACACAAGGATTGTAGGTTGTCATCCTGTAACCTCAATTCCGGAGCATCGATGATGTCGATGATGTGATCCACGTGCTTCATCGGCACAACCTTTCCGCGTTGCGCACAATGTCTGCAGAGCGGCTCTCGCGCTCGATGGTAATCACGCAGACGCTCCCAATCACCATCGTATCCCATCTCATCGGTAGTACCGCGACGCCGCGTTGCCACCTGGGCAAGCGCGGATGCGCTGCCGCGCACGCGCAACGGTTTCATGGTGGTTGGTCTAATGGGCATGCGTCATCCAGCCGATGTAGAACACCAGGGCGATGATGACTAGCACATAGATAATCTCACCAGGCCGATGCTCATCGCTGTATCTCACAGCTCCACTTCCCGCAGC